AGTAGTCATCCTGAAGCAGAAGTTAAAACAGCAGTATTTGTAAGCTAAATTTTACCAGGGGACGCTAAAGAGAAAGAAGGTGCAAACTATGAGAAATTTAGCAATTTTGTTGCTGATTCTTTTTCCTATGCAAACAAGCACTGTAACTGAATCAGCTGTATTTCACACTATTCCTAAGCCTATTTTAGCCTTTGGAAAGAAAGATATAGATTGTCTAGCTCATAACATTTACCATGAGGCTCGAGGAGAATCTATCAAAGGTCAGATAGCAGTAGCAGCAGTCACAATTAACCGACTACTGGCTCAGGGCTATCCCTCCTCTATTTGTAAGGTTGTGTATCAACCCTACCAATTCTCTTGGGTAAAGCTATTAAAGAACCACTATCCAAAGAACAAATCACAGTACCAAGTAGCTCATGCTATTGCTACTAACTACTTACAGGGTAGACTCAAAGATCCTACAAAGGGATCATTGTTCTATCATGCTAACTACGTTTTACCTAAGTGGTCTAAGAAGTTAACTCACACAGTTACAATCGGAAACCATTTATTTTATGTATAGTCCCTAGGTACTTTGACTAACGTCAGTTAAACCTAGACCTCCCCTCCAGGATACTCTTTAGCTGATCTCTTCGGAGGTTGGTTAGAGGGTATTCTGGAGGGGTAATTCTTTTTTTTTTTTTGTCAAAAAGTACCAGGTGACGCTAAAGAGAGAATCCTATCCAAAAGGGGGATTTAGGGGGTTAATATTAAAAGAGTAACTTAATAGCGGTAGCATTAAGGTACATTAATTATTGTTGTTGTTTATTAAAAATAATATTATAAAATATTTTTAAAGGAGTACTTTTAAAGAGTACTTTAAAATATTATTTTAAATATCATTCTGTAACACTTGTGTAGAGACACTACCTGTTCAAGGTAGAAGGTGTTTCCCGGTGTCTATGGATTTATACTAAAAGGAATTTAAAATGGAATCGATTATTCAAATGGCTATTGTTGTGTTAAGTACAGGTGCCTTCTGGACCTACTTACATAACAAAGATAAGCAACGCCAAGAGGCTCACGATCAATTGACTGAGCTACTTATGTCTGAAGTTAAGAAGCTTGAGGGCAAGGTTGATAAGTTGCTAAGGGATAAAGAAGAGTTGCTTACTATGATCTCTGATCTAAAGATTCAACTTCATAGCAATAACATTGTTCCTGTTGTTAAGGCTCCTGCTAAGACCACAACCAGACGTGGAGCTAAAAATGCCGCTTAAGAAGGGCTACGGTGACAAAACCGTGAGTGCTAACATTAGGACTCTTGAAAAAGAAGGTAAGCCTCATGCTCAAGCAGTAGCTATTGCTCTGGATTTAGCTAAGAAATATAAACCAAAGAATAAGAAATAATACATTATGACTACCTCAACAAACAAAGGTGTCCAAGATGCCTCCGCTGGGGTAGACTTAGACCCAACAAGCATAGATAGAAGCGTTCGTGGTGGACGTGGAAGTGGCCTTAGACCTGGACAGGGTCGCCCAAAAGGTACTACTACAATCTACTCTAAAGAATCTGTTAAAAAGCTTCAGAGCCTGGGCTTTGATCCTATTGAGAAACTTGTGGATCATTACTATCGTGTTCAGGAAAAGATTAATGCTATGGAGAGTGGAGAGACAAGATACTCTGCAGTGGCTTTAGCGAATCTTTTAAACATACAAACTAGTGTCATGAATACACTTATGCGTTATGGTTACAGACAGGTGCCTGAGAAGAGTGAACAGGTAATCGAGGACAAAAAGCCGCTTAAGATTGTCTTCACAAATGAATAACTAAGTATACATAGTAATAAATTAAATAAAATTATTACAATTACAGTATACATAAAAAGGAATACATATGAGAGTACAATCAGCAGCAGAATACAGCATTGAGTACTATACAAATGCTATCATGCAACTAAAAGAAGCCTCTAACAAGATCTTCCAAGAAGGCATTCAAGCACGATACGAGTTAGCTCAGTTCAATAAGAAACTTGAAGAGCTTAGACAATGTAATAAGAAGAAGGACATCGTAACCAAAGATAAGGTTGATGTGATCGTTTAAATGTCAAATGAAATTAAATTACACAGAGGTCAGTCTGAAGTATTAAAGTATTTGTTCTCAGAGAAGGGTGGCACTAGATATGCTGCTACAGTAGCCTCACGAGGCTTTGGTAAGAGTTACCTTGCTAGTGTTGCTGCTACAATGGCTGTTCATGAGTTGCTAGAGATGCCTGAAGATGTTCCTAATAAGAACGTCTCGATTATCTGTCCAACATACCAACAGTCGTTAGATATTTATTGGCCTCTACTAGCCTACAATCTAGGCCTAGAGGATTATGCTGAGAAGTCATCTCAGACAGCTGGAACATTCTGGTTTCAGAACAATGTAAAGCTTAAGCTATGGTCTTATGAAGCATCTGAAAGGATGCGTGGATCAGGTCAGTACTTTGTTGTTGGAGATGAGGTCTCTGACTGGACTGGTCAGCCAGGACTTAAAGAGTCTTGGGAATCTATCATTCAACCTGCTATGACTACACGTTGGGCAGGTAATCATAAGGCTCTTATTATCGGTACACCTAAGGGTATGAATTACTTCTACGACATGACTAACTTTGAATCTATGGACAACCGTTGGAAGACCTTTAGATATACCTATAGGGACTCTCCATATCTATCTGTGGAAGAGATCGAGAGGACTAAGCGTCTGATTGACCCTATGAAGTTTGCTCGAGAGTATGAGTGTTCCTTTGAGGACTCTGGTGCTAAAGTATTCTACATGTTTGATCGTAAGACTCATGTGACTGCTGATCTACCATACTTCAATGTAGAGACAACAAACAAAGAAGATGTCCATGTGGCTATTGACTTTAACATTGGCATTATGGCCGCTGTAGTCTTTGCTGTTAGAGCTGGACAGATTCATATCTTAGAGGACATGCAGAATGTTCTCGATACCGAACAGTTAGCTAAGAAGCTTAAAGGTCAATTCAAGGATAAAGGTCATAGGGTATTTGCTTATCCAGACCCTGCAGGACGAGCTAGGAAGACAAGTGCTGTTGCTGGGGCTACTGACTTCTCTATCTTGGAGAGTCATGGTATTATCTGTAGAGCACATAAAGCTGCTCCTCCTATTGTTGACTCTGTGGCTGCTGTTAATCGTAAGTTTAAGAATGCTCATGGTGATATCGATATGTATATTCATCCTAGAGCAGAGCACACTATTCGTTCACTAGAGAGAACTGTGTGGGTTGAGAACAATCCTAATACAGCACAGATATCTAAGGCAGAGAACGTAGAACACTGGACAGATGCTCTTCGTTATGCTGTTGAATACTTATTCCCTGTTCGTTCAGGTACTAAGACAGTTACTAAAGGCTTTATGTTTTAAGGAAATATTATGGCTATTGAATATCGTGGTGAAACCTTTGAAGGTTATAACAAACCAAAGAAAACCCCAGGTAACTCAACTAATTCACATGCAGTGTTAGCCAAAGAAGGTGACACTATTAAGCTTATTCGCTTTGGTGCTCAGGGTGTTACTGGTTCTCCTCCCAAGGATGGTGAATCAGACTCCTATCAAGCACGTAGAGAGGCCTTCTATGCTAGACATAAGGCTGATATCCAGAAGGGCAGAATGAGTGCTGCTTACTGGGCATGGGTAGTTAAGTGGACAAATAAATTTAAATAACAATCTGATAGTCGAGTGATTAAGTTCATGAGATATTCAGCATCTCTGTAAAGCGTTACCAGGTTGCGTACACGGTTTGGGGCCGTGTGGTCTAGGTTCAAATCCTAGTACAGAGACCAGAACCCACCTTAGGGCTGTTGTCGCTACAGTAAAAGGCGTCACTAGAGTAGTATAGTTCAATAGGTAGAATCAGACGTTATCTCTGGAATGTGAGTTCGAATCCCACTACTGCTCTTCTATAACTAAAAGGATTAATATGTTTATATTAAAGTATTTACCTGCATGGTTATTCTATATTACTATGTTTATTGGTATATTTGGATATTTATTCTCTGGTAAATTAAATAAATATAAACCAATATTCATTGCATTAATCTTTGCATCAACATTTATGATTGGTGTAATATCCAATAATAACTACTGGCTTCAGAAAATATCTGAGCTAGAGGTTGAGATTGCTCGCCTTGAGACTAAGAGTGAGAAGGTCAACACACAAATAGTAACCAAAATAGTAACTAAAGAGAAGATCGTTAAAGAGGCTGCTGATGTGCAGATCAAGTATATTGATCGTGAGATTGTTAAATACAATGATCAATGTAAGATCCCTCCAGAGGTCATCTCAATACACAATAAGGCGGCTACACAATGAAGAAGCTTATACTATTGTTTACTTTAGCATTATCAGGATGCTCTACAGTAGTTCCTGTAGTGGCTAAATTCCCAGAGGCACCTAAAGAGTTACTTACTCTGTGCCCTAAACTAAAGGTAGCAGACGAAAAGCCTGAGCTATCAGAACTCACAAAGACTATTGTGACCAACTATTCCGAATATCACTTATGCGCTAACCGTGTTGAAGGTTGGAGTGAGTGGTATACACAACAAAAGAAACTGTTTGAGGCGCTTAAATGATACTAACACTAGATCAGCTTAGACAACTTATTCCACGTAATAAGCATGTCACATATTGGCATCATGCCTTAGAACAACTCCTACCCGACTATGGTATTGATACCGAGAAGCGTATTGCAGCATTCGTTGCTCAATGTGCTCATGAGTCAGGTGAGTTCACAATGATTAAAGAAAATCTCAACTATCGTTGGGAGACACTCCGAAGAATCTTCCCTAAGTATTTCCCTAATGATGAACTAGCAAAGCAGTTCGCAGGTAAGCCTGAAGCAATCGCTAACAAAGTCTACGCTAATCGTATGGGTAATGGAGATGAGGCTTCAGGAGATGGATACAGGTACTCTGGTAGAGGCCTAATACAGTTAACAGGTAAAGATAATTATTTTTGGTTTGCTGAGTCTATTGGTATTTCCGCAGAGGAAGCTAGTGAGTACATGAGTACCTTTGAAGGTGCTGCACAGAGTGCTTGCTGGTTCTGGGAAACTAATAACTTAAATAAATGGGCAGATCAAGGCGATATAGAGACATTAACAAGAAAAATTAACGGAGGTACCATTGGTATCGAGGACCGTAAAAAGCACTATGCACATGCACTCCATGTACTAGGTGTGTAAATGTCTACTATTCTTCTTACCTTAGTGTTAGCTGGTTATGACCCTCGTCTTCCTCAATGTGAGAAATGGACATGGCAGGGTCCTCCCTATAACCGTAAGGTCAGTTGTTTAAAGTGGAAGAACAATGACAAAACGGATAAAGGGAAAAGAAAATGATTGATCCAATTACAGCTCTTGCTGGTATACAATCAGCAATTAGCATGGTTAAGAAGGCTAGTGCCGTAGCCAATGATCTGGGCTCATTAGCCCCTATGATCGGTAAGATGTTTGATGCTAAGAGCACAGCTACTAAAGCTCTTATCGAAGCTAAACAATCTGGCAAAGGCTCTAATATGGGTACTGCATTGCAAATCGAAATGGCTCTTGAGCAAGCTCGAGCATTTGAAGAAGAGTTAAAGATGCTCTTCATGCAGACAGGTAAGATAGATGTATGGAATAAAATTAAGTCTCGCCAAGCTGAGATGGATCGTGATGATGCCATTGCTATGCGAAAGCTTAAAGATGCAGAGAAGAAGGCTAAAGAGGATGAAGAGTATTATACACAAATAGCTATTGCTGTTGGTGCTTTATTTTTTGTACTGTTTCTCTTGTTTGTTGGTATTAACGAACTTAGCAATCTATGTCCTCCAGGTGGGTGTGGACGATGAACGAGTATCAGAAGACTGCAGACCTATGCTTTAAAATATTTTGCTACGGTGCTGTAGCTTTATATTTCCTAGGCTTCCTTAAATATTTACCAAATGATCTCTCAGACAGAATCGTTAATGGTCTAATCAATAAATACCTACCTTTCTAAGGAGCATTATGACAGAAGAAAAGAAACCTCTAAGCAGAAGCGAAAGAGAAGCTCTACTAAAAGATAAGGCTGGCTGGGTTATTACAGTGCTTGCTGCATTGTTAGCTATTAACACTCTTATGGGTGGCTCTAATAGCTCTAAGGTATTGAACAACACAATCGAAGCAAACAACACATGGGCCTTCTATCAGTCTAAGGACATTAAAGGTCGACTAGCTGAGATCTCTCAAGAGAATGCTCTAGCCAAAGGTAACACTGCTAAGGTAGAAGAGTTACAAAAGAAAATAGATAGATATGAGTCTGAGCCCGCTACAGGCGAAGGCAAGAAGGAACTCATGGCTAAGGCTCGTAAGCTAGAGGCTGAGAGAGCTGTGGCTAAACAGCGTTCTCCATTCTATACCTATGCAGGATCACTATTCCAAATTGCTATCGTATTATTAACCGCATCTATTCTTGCTGTTAATCGTAATCTATTCAGAGCCAGTATTGGCGTAGGTGCTGTAGCATCACTGCTAATGTCACAAGCCGTATGGTTGTGGCTACCACTAACAATTTAAGGAATTCTTATGTCAGAAGAAATTAAGGACGAGGCTCCTAAGAAGGAAGAAGAGAGTTGGATCCAGAAGAAGTGGCGTCCAATGATGGCAGTAATGTACATGTGTGTATGTGCCTCTGACTTCATCTTGTTTCCTATTATGTTCACAATTGTACAGTTCTGGGAAACTGCTGTTCAGAATGATGCCTTTAGACAGTGGGCTCCATTGACCCTTCAAGGTGGTGGATTGTTTCATATGGCTATGGGTGCTGTACTAGGTATTACTGCATGGTCAAGAGGCCAAGAGAAGATGGCTGGTGCTGCTTCAGGGCCACCTCCAAGTCAGCCTATGGCTACCCCTATGGCAGCTCCTCAAAATGCACCTATGCAACAAGCTTCGCCACCTCCAGCACCTCCACAACCACAGGTAACTACAGGTTATGGTGGTAAGCTAGCTCCTCCACCCTCAGATCATCCTCCTATCTAAAGGATTAAAATGAAACAATTAGCGCTACTATTTGCTCTCTTGTTTGTTGCACCTACTGTTTATTCAGCAGAACCAACAACAAAGAAGGTCTGTAAAGAGACTAAAGACCCTAAGACTGGTAAGTCTAAAGAAGTCTGTAAAGAAATTAAAGTTCATAAAAAGCTAGAGGGTACTGAAGTACCAAAGAAGTAAGGATTTAGCTAATGCAAAAAACCCGTAAAGTTCCACGTAAACAAGCTCAAGTATCACATATTGAGGATTACCAATCTAATGTTAAAGTTATTAAGGCTCCAAGGCCATTCCACGTTCAACCTAAGAATGACAAACAGGACAATCTCCTTACTGCAATTCGTCATTACCCTATCACTGTCACTATTGGCTGCGCTGGTACAGGTAAAACTTATTGCTCCTCATCTATGGTAGCGTCCTTGTTCTTAACAGGCAAGTATGACAAAATAATTTTAAGTAGAGCTAACGTAGCTACGGGAAAATCTTTAGGGCATTTTCCAGGGACCATCGCTGATAAGATGGCTCCTTGGTTAATGCCTATTACTAGTGTTTTAGAGAAGTCTTTCGGGTTAGGCTTTTATCAATACTTAGTAAACAAAGGTTCAATCGAGATCCAACCACTAGAAACTATTCGTGGTCGATCTTATGAAAACTCACTTGTCATTGTAGACGAGTGTCAGAATTTAACATTTGAAGAGTTAAAGGCAATTACAACACGCCTTGGTGAAAACTCTAAAATGGTCCTCTGTGGCGATCCTGCCCAGAGCGATATTAACAGTGGTAAGGACATTCTAAAATTTGTCCAACTATGCAAGAAACATAACATTGACATTCCTATCATCGAGTTTGGTGTAGACGATATTGTTCGCTCAGACATCGTTGCGAAGATTGTTAGGATGCTTATGGAGGAGAAACTTTAAATGGCAAACCTAACAACGACCCCATCAAAGGCTAAGACGAAGAGCCTTGGGGATCCTAACGCAGCATATGAGTCTATGCGGCCTCTCTGGGAGAGGGCTAGAGCTGTTCTTAATGGACAGACTCATGCAAGAGCATATGATGACTCGATTGATACTGTAACGTACAATAACTTACTATTACCTTTCTCTCCTACAATGAGTTCACAACAGTACAACTTTTATCGTGCTGAGGGTGAGCTTCCTGGACTAACAGCACAGTATGCTAAAGTTCTTGTAGGCGGCTTATTACGTAAGCAAGCAGCTATTGAGCTTCCAGAGAATGTATTTCCTGAAGGAACTGAAGACTGGATTCGTACTTCTTTTGGTGCTGATGGCACTTCACTACATGGCTTCTTGGATGCAGCTATCTGGGAAGAGCTACAGTCGTCTAGAGCTTGGTGTTTGGTAGACTACCCTACAGTAGCTAATCCAGACGCTCTCACTATGGAGGAGGCCAAGGCTTTGTCCCCATATGTAATGCTCATTCAAGCAGAGAACATTATTAACTGGCGTAGGGGTCAGGACCGTAATACTAACAAACAAGTATTAACAAGTTTACTTTTCCGTTACTACATGGAAGACTATTCTAAAAATGAATTCCACCCAGACTATGTAGACACTGTTACTCACTATTATTTAGATGAGTCAGGATTACTTGTTGTAGATACCTACACACGAGACACTAATGAGTCTGTAAGTGTTATTAATGGTAATGTTACATCTAAATATCAAGTAGACAATGCTAATGCAGCATGGGTAAAGACTCGTACAGAAGTACCTTTAATGAACGGTGAAAGAATGAACTTCATTCCTGCTTACCCATTGAATGGTCAGATTGATCCTGTTGAACCAATCCTACAATCATTGATTGATCGTGAGATTGCTCTCTACAACAAGGTTAGTCGTCGTAATCACTTGCTCTATGGTGCCGCTACTTACACTCCAGTAGTCATGTCAGATATGACTGATGAAGAGTTTGAAACTATTGTAGAGGCAGGTCTTGGCTCATGGATTAAACTCCGTGCTGGAGACGACATTAGAGCACTAGACACTCCAACAGGCGCTTTAGCGGATATGGAAAAAGCTATTGCAGCTACCATTGAAGAGATGGCTCGTATGGGCATTCGGATGCTTTCACCAGAGGGTTCTTCAGGTGAGTCAGGCGTAAGCTTAGAAATTCGTAATGCTGCTCAGACTGCTCAACTAGGTATGCTTAATACTCGTATCTCAGAGACAATGAGACAGATTATTACAGTAATGCTTAAGTGGAAATACAATATTGATGTTCTTCCAACAGATATTAAGTTTACTTTAAGTGCTGACTTTAATCCTACTCCTGTAGGCGCAGACTGGATGAGACTAGTTACAGAGTGGTACCAGCAAGGTATTATTCCACGTTCTACATTTATCTCTATTGCTAAGTTCAATGATGTGCTCCCAGCTGAGTACAATGATGAAGAAGGTGTTGCAGAGATCCAGAGTGACCCCCTAGTAGATAATATGGCTACTAAGATTGACTCTAGTATTTCTGAAACAGATAATATGCGCCCTAATACAAGGGACAATGACGACGATAACGACAACACTGTATAATACGGGCATCCTTGATGCATATGTTATATGGTATCAAGGGAAAATATGCCAACTGCTATTAATACGCAAATATATGATAGGATTGTACAGCACTTAGCTGATACAAGGTTATACGAGGCGGAGACCTCTACTAATGTAAGTAGGGGCATCCGTAGACATCAAAAGAGACTTAAATCTTTATTATCTAAAAATATTAAGGCTGATGTTAGGACCGAAGTAGTTAGATCTACTAAGGAACTTCATATGATTGTTAGTAACTCTGTTGCTGACTATGCAGATGCATCTACGAGCTTTCACGCTAACAATCTAGAGAGATCTGCTGGAAGCTTCTTTAAGGTTCAAAAACCTAAAGGAAGTGACGCTATTCCTAAATTAATTGGACCTAATATAACTGCCTCCAAAAGCTTGAAAGATCACTTCGATAGTATAGGTACAATTGAGTTAGCTAGAATTGATGGCAAGATTAAGTCTGGACTAGCTGATGGTAAGTCACCAAAGGCAATTATTGATGATGTAATTAGAACTACCTCTGTTACTGAAGTACAAGCAAAGGCTTTGGTACGTACTGCTATTACAAATACGCAATCAACAGCAATGAGTCTAGTTATGAGTCGTAATGAAGAGCTACTAGTTGGCTATCGATTTACTGCTGTGTTAGATAATCGTACATCTCCTATTTGTGCACACCATGATGGTGAGGTATACAAATTAAATGATATGCGATTTAGGCCTCCATTACATTGGAATTGCCGTAGTTCTATGATTCCTATTCTGAAGAATAAAACACAACTGCTAGCAGGTTTAGATAATAAAGATACTAGACTAAAACCAAATAAATTAAAAGAAACACCAGATAAGTTATTAGATGGTAGTTTACCTCCTGTAGAGACTTACAGTACTTGGTTAAAAAGACAACCCATGCAGGTTCAAGTTAGCCATTTGGGTTCTGAAGAAAAGGCTGGGCTATTACAAAAGGGTATTTTGGATGTTAAGTCATTCACTACATCTAAGGGTCAACAATTAAGTATTGCAGCACTAAGAAGATTAGATAATGCAAGGACATTCCTTTATCCAACAAGGCAAGCTATTGTTGATGCTAAGGAGGCTGAGTTGTTATTTGTACAGGCCTCTAGACCATATGATCTAACTAGAAGCCCAGAGCTTACTAATAAGCTAAAGGTAATGTATATTGCAGACGCTGAAAATGCAGCACAAAGTCTAAGCCTAACAGACTTTAGAGGTACAACACTGCAGGGTAAACGATCTGTTCGAATTCGAGCTAATAACGAGTTTGATGAAAGAAACACAAGCTTTGATCCCTTTACTGGAGAACAAAGTTCTACATTACTCTATGACCCTGACTTTAATGTTTTACAAGAACGACTTGACTTCATTAAGAATTCTAAATCATTAAACCAAGATCAAAAAGAGTGGATACAAAACTTTGTAGCCTCTATGGAAGAGTCTGTAAGTATAAATCAACAAACCGCTATTGCTGAAAATTTACGTGTTGTATTTGAACGATACAATAACGACAAACAACCATGGGTTAACTTCATGAACGTTGTTCGTGGAGAAATGCAATACTCTGTTGTTAATACTAGTCGTATTCTAGATCGTAGATCAAGAGCACGATCAATGCAGTTTGATAGTTATGGCGTTGCAGGTGAGCCAGCTAAAGTTCAGATCTTTGGAAAGTATTACTCCTTTAAAGACGTTCAAGACAGTGCATTAGATAACGATAGATATATTCGATCTTGGGAAACTAGATATGGTCGTAGTATTGCCCGTGGATTACTTTATACTGGTAGAACACCTTTATACACATGGTTTAAGGGACCAATAGGTCGTGATAGAGTTTCATTTAAGAAACGAATTGAAAAGATTATTAGAGAAGATATTCCTGGTGGTGCTTTATGGCTAGATCGAAATAAAGTAGAGCCTACTGAAAGTATGATTCAAAAGTTTCTTAGAGGCACTCGTGAAGAATACAGGAAGATTGTAGACCTAGAGTTTCTATTTCAAAGAAATAAAAAGAACTATATTGATGAATTAATTGAAGAAAAGGTTGGCGGTAAAGAAGCTATTAGCGTAATTACCAAAGCAATCGGACTTGTTGCAGATGGTAAATCTACTGATTACGATTCTCTTGCAATTAACATTGGAAGAATGCTTAGGCAAGAATACAAGCTTACTGAGAAGCATAAATTTCCTTTCTTTAAGCCAACACTAAAAGACTATCATGCTGATGGTTCTCAAATACTTACTGCCTTAAGAGATAAAGGCTACATACGTGTGGTAAAACGAGGCAAGACTAGGCGTTCAGTAGTAGACCTTGAGACGGGTAGAGCTAGTGGGCCTTGGAAAGATACTATTAGTCGTGAGGTGCAAATCTTAGATAACAATATGTTAAATCTTCAAAGAGCCAATCGTTCTAACCTTATTAGCCAACGTATAGGTATTGTTGAAGATAGAGATAGGCTGTATGTAAGGCCAGGTCAAAAGAATTATTTTGATGCTCGTGGCAATAATACAGGTATTCCTATTATTACACGTAGAGCTAATGCTAACTATGATAAGTTGTTAATTGACCGTGATTTTGCCGATATGCTTAATCATACTATGTCAGTTAAATACGAAGTAGATAACGAGTTTTCTGCTTTCATGGATGATGTTGTACGCTTTAGAGATCCCCGTGGGAATGTAAAGAAGTATGATGACTTAAATGATTTTAGAAAACTTATTTTGACTCGTGGAGATCAAGGTTATAGCTTTATGCAGACTGTTAAGTACCATCGAGATAATGGAAAACCATTTAGCGTTATTGCTAATATTGATGGCCGGGGTCGTGTGTATTATCAAGGTTATTTAACACCTACAGGTGGTGAGGTTGTACGTCCATTTATTAATACCTCTAAGGCTGAAAACTTAAGTGTAGAAGCCTTTCAAGAACTTATGATTCAGACTGGTGCTATGATTGGTCCAGCTACTGAGGCATTAACTCAAGCAGGTAGAATGGAAATCTTTTTAAGAAACGAAAAAGATATTCTAAGTCTTGGTAGGCTTATGATGGAAACAACTCAACGTGATCGTAGAATACGAGAGTATTTAGAGCATCCTCTTATTCGTTCAATGGATGCAGAGGAAATTGCAAAGATATCTAGGCTAGCAATTGAATATGCTAGAATTCATAAACATGTGAATGGCGATTTTACAAATGTAAATAAACTAACTAGTTATAAAACAAAACTAATGATTGAAAACGATGCTTCTTCCTCTGGAGCACAAATCATTGGCTTAAGTACAAAAGATAGAAGTATTGCTATTAACTCAAACGTATTACCTACCGATCAAAAGAATAGGTTGTACGACTTAGTAGCAATGGATACTATTTCTGATCCTGAATTCCAAAAAATAACAGCATTAAGAGATGCTAATATTCAATGGACAGACCTACAGAAAGCAGCTAAAGCGCAAAATATGGTTAGCTTTTATGGTGCTGGCAAAGCAACACAAGCGGCTAATATTGAAGCTAAGTTTGCTTCTGTATTAGAAGAAAAAGGTTATACAGTAGTTACCCGTGAAGAACTTCGTGGAGTAACCAATATTATAGATAAATCAATTAAAGATGCAGAATATCTCGGTGCAGATAATACTGTGTTTGGATTGAAACAACTTAAGCGTGAGCTTAACGAAGTTGTTGAAGGTGAATCTCCTGTGGGGAATGAACTCTTACAACATGCTCGTGACTCTCACCCAGATGTAGAGGCGTTTGTTGATAAGCTTATGAATGCTCGTGGCGGTCTAGTTGGCCCCCAGGACTTCAAAGCGGTATCAGAAATCATGTCTAGGAAACTAGCAGAGAGAGCGCCAGTCACGCAAAAATTCGTACAATTCTGGAAAGAAGCTGCAAAGGCTTACGTAGATGAAACTCAGAAGGTTGACATACCTTGGGTAACATTCGATGGTAAGACTTTATACCAGAGGTATAGACCTAAAGTTCAAACTAGCATTGAGTTCTATGACAAAGAAGCTAATAGAATGGTTAGGAATATTTACGAAGATAAAGCAGAAGACGCTACACTGTTAGGTAAGGCAAGTCTAATGAGAGCAGGTATTGGTATGGGTGTTAATGGCAACCATATGAATGATGCCTCTATTGTTAGACAGTTTCATTTGTGGGGTCGTAAGAACAATGTTGAGACAGCAACTATTCATGATGCTTTCTTTACTAATATCGGATTAGCAGCAAAATCCAAGGGAGCACTTAGAGAGATCTATGCTGATGCCCTTGATGGAAACACAATTGAAGAAACGCTTAAAGCACTTAAAAGAGAAGGTCTGTCTGACAAGACATATCGTGAGCTTAGGCAAAAGGCAATACAGGACGGCTTAATAGATCCTCCAAATAAAATTACGAGAAAAGATATACTAGCTCCGATACCTAAAGGTAAGGATTGGTATGGTATTGGACCGTAAGAGTTTATGTTTGTAACTAAACCCTAAAAAATTAAAATTAAATGGCTGTGCCAAAGGAAAA